TACTTTGTAAATATACAACATTAATTCGGATATTCCTAATGTTTTGTTGTTTTTTTTAATTTATTTTTTTATACCGTTACCCAAACACTTTAAACATATTTTTTTAAGAGGCAAATTCACTGGGATTGTGTCTTTACAATATATACACTTAGACCTTTCTGATTTATTTATGCTCATATAGTTCTATTTAATTAACGTCTACTATTCTGAAAAGATGTGTCTTCATTATCTTATACCCACTATCATCTGTAAGTATCATTGAGTTACGATATTCTGGCCAATGTATCTGATATGATTTATCTAAAACACCACCATTTAAACCTTCTATAAGTCTGTTTAGTGCGTTGATGGTATACATTGTATTAGATTCCTTTTTCCTATGTACCATAATAGTTGATGGTAGGAATTCCGTATCTCTGTTTGGTATAATATTATAACTTATCACCAGCTCTTTAGTTGGGTCTAATTTAAGTATAAATATTTTTCTACTGAATAACTCATATCCACCAAATATCTTAGTTAACAAATCCTCAAACGAAGATTCTGTTGTAAACGTACATAATAATTGCGTTCTCACTCATTCTCTCCGTTATTTATTTTTTTCTATCTGTATCTACGTTTGATTTAACGCAGGTTTTCATATCAGAACCAAATCCAGAAGCCACTTTTTGTGAAGTTCCTGCAGTTCTCCATGTATCAGTTGCAATTGATGTTGGTTTCCCATCTTCGTTTTCAGATTTAATAACAATCGCACCTGTCTCTGCATTAACACTACTTGCTTCTCTTAAATGCTTCTTTAATCCTTCTCTACTACCATTTTGTAAATCATATCCACTTTGTTTTGCTAAGCAATTTCTGATATGAGATGCTTTTGCTCCCCTAACACCCATCTGTAAAAGAATCTTATCATCATCTTCGTCATCCATATCAATATATGTATCATAATGCATTGCACTCATAACAGTTCCTATATATGCTTGTATATTTGGCCCATTCTTACCATCTTTAGGAAATCCTTTTTCTTTATCCGCTTCAGTAATAGTCTTAACAACACTTTGATGTGCTTCTTTTACAGAATTTTGTTCCTGTCTTTTTAAGTCACCTGAACCGTTAACACTATCTGATTCAAGTGCAGAACTTTTACCAGCTTTTTCTAATTTAGCTCTAATTTTCTTTAATTCACGATGTCCACCTGTATTTACCTCACCAACTTTGATAAACATTTTTGCAAAATCATAAGGTGGTTTTTGGGTTTGGTTATGGTACTCTGTATCACTCATATATTTTTGAGATAATTCTATTTTTTCTTTGGTTGACATTTTATTAAAATCATCTTTAGAAATACCCATATCTTCTACATAACAACCAAACTCACTACCCGGTGATGGTTTACCTTTTTCTACAACATTACCATCTTTATCTTTTACTTTGATTGTATTTTTTGTACTTCTTTTTCTCTTATTGCCTCTACCTTCCATCAACTTAACATACTTACCACCTGCGACTTCAAGAACATCTATAAAATCATCATCAACTTCAATTTGAGATGCCGCTTTAGTTGTGTTTTCTGCTACCATAGTTACTTTTTTAATTCCGTTATCTATAGAATTAGTTACTCTTTTAGCAGTTTCTTCACCAAATTGGGATTTTATAACTTCAAACCTAGCGGCCGGAGTTGTATTATTTTGAGGGTCATTTAAGTTACTATCTTTTTTGTTGGATACTGATACAATATAATCTCTACCCTTTTCATCTACACCAACTACATAGGTATCGTGATATTCCCTAAATTTTTGGAATGATTTTAATTCTTTTTGGTAATATGTTCTATCCTCATCAGATAAGTTCGGGTCATTTGCCTTTTTCTCTAAATTAGTTTGTACCTTGTCATCAATAAATCTTGGTGGTGTATTATCAGATTGTATTGTTTGATATCCTTTAGAAGTATCCATCTTAGTATCATTCTCTAAATGATGTTGTGTTGAAATTGCCCCATCGTACGCAGCTCGCATCCAAGACATATATGCTTCTTTATCACCACCGAATCCACTACTTTTAGTAAATACGTTTGGTTTTGGTGTATCAAGTATTCTTTGTAATTCTTTTTCTGCGTAAACTTCTCTACCTGCTAAATATTCGAATGCCTTATCTGAATATTTCCCATTTTCATCTTTTTCAAATCCAACGGCATCCAATACATCTGTATCTTCTTTGTTTGGTCGTTTTTTACCACCCATCTTACCATCTTTGAATTCAGATACTTTCTTATCTACTGCTTCTTTGTTTTCTTCTTTAAATTTTTTCTCATCTAAATTATCTACTGCATTGCAGAATCTTGATTCTCCTTGAGATGCAGCTCCACCACCTGCTCCTGCAGTTCCCTTATCTCTCAATTTAGAGGTTTTTTCTTGTTCACCTTTTAGTTCTTGATTAAGTTCACTTAAATTAGATGTATCTTCTGAATCTGATTTATCACCCTCTTTATCTTTTTCAGCCTTACTAATTTCACCCTTTGATGGTATTGTGTGAGTTTCAGGATTAGCATTTTTTACAGTATAAACATTTCCAGATGTTTTGTGCTTAACCCAAACATCTTCATTTTTTAACTTATCTTTTTCGTAAGTAGTAAGAGCACTTTTTTGAATATCTTTATCTACTTCTTGTTTATCATTTTCTTCAGACTCATCTTCTTCAGACTCATCTTCTTCATCCAACTCCATTGTTTGAAAGATATTACCCTCTTCTTCTTCCCAATTAGGATGTAGTTGTGCAGATACTGCAGTTTGATTTTTACCAACATCGATTCCTGATGATTTTCCAACCTTTAAAGAAAAGTTAGAAGGAGCATTAGCAATACTTTCAACTATATAATCAATAGTTTCATTATCAAATTCATACTCCTCTACTAAAACTTTTTTTAAACCTTTAATAGCTGATTCTGATTTTGGGTTTTTTAGTTCGGTACCTGACTCAACCCACCATAACCTAATCATCTCATTAAGAAAATTCTTCATACTTTATTCCTGTATATTTATGTATTCCATATTAGAATACCGAATACCTGCTTCAACTTTTGTAGGAAATCCATTCCCTTCTATAAGTATCTTTAAATCACTAATTACACTAAGTTCATCAGGATGTATATCCAATAAATATGAATCATATGTATATAAAATCATTTTTGATTGTTTTTCTTCCAAATAACCCATTACTTTTGAAAGAATCATCATATTTAGTTCAGTTTCCGTTGCTTGTAACAAATAATTAAATACTTTATTAGCATTCATATCCTTTAAGTTTTCTTTCGATAGTTTTCTACCCATTGGTGTTTGGATAAACCCATTACGATTAAACTCCATCCATAATTTGTCTACTTTGTGTGATACTTTTTTGAAAAGAGGTATGTGTAGGTATTCGTCTTGCACTCCACCATATAATTGTCTAAATGTTATTCCTTTTGATTCTTCATAAGATACCTCATACATATCGGCAAGTGATTGGTGAGCAGAGGTGTCCATTGGAATCGGTTCTCCTACCATTTTTCCAATGATACGTGGGTGATATCCATCATAATCAAATTGTACTAATTTACCCCCATCGAACCTACTAATAAATCTATCCCTACTACCATCCTCTTTGTTAAGTGCGGCATAGTTGATACCCCCAAATTTGTTTGAAGGTCTCGAAGTTAAGGTATATGGGTTATACTCACTCCACTCCATTCCACTCTCTGTCCATAAGCCACTTTGTTCTACTTTATGGAGCGATTTGATATAGAAATTTTCAAATTTCTTCACACAATCGAAATTACCCCCACCCAAATCGTAATATTGTATAAATTCGTCTCGCATATCTCTAATAGATTCTATGTGTTTAGATATGGGTATAAGATTGTTAACACCTTTTAAAGTACCAAATCTTCTCTGATAAAATGTATGTGTTGGTGTTGAGGTAGATTCAATTGGGAAATTCGATTGTAAGTATTTTACTAAACTTGCATCAAATGAATTTTCTAACTGAAGAATCTTTAATAATGCTTTATTATTATGAACGTATGCTTCGTTGAATTTAAAGGTAAACTTATCTAATGTGGTTGTATGGTTGTCAATATTTTTTAAGTTGATTAGAACCTCTCTATCGTTGTGTATATCGTATATATATAACAAAGACACCCCATCATTATTAGGGTGTACGGATGTGCTCTCCCATATTGGATGTATATACACTTTATCCATTACTATTGAACCTTCACTTTGGAAATCAATCATCTAATTTCTAATCTATTAACTCATCTATATTAATATTATGAGCATCTAATAAATCACTTAGAGATTCTCTATATGTGTCCAAATTAAAATCAGTTTCATCATGTTTCCATTTCCTCCAAAAGTTATGTTGTAGTTCCCATATAAACGATGCCATATCAGTCGATTTCATAGCTCTTTTCATTGCTATTTTATCATCTGGATTGTCTAAGTTAAATTTTAAGATAGCTTCCATAATTCGTAATTACTATTTTGTGTTTTAAATTTAATATAATCTTTTCTTTGTTCTACAATCTCAGTAACATTTGTTGTTTGCCATGTGAATGATTGATTGAACGGTGACATAAGTAAACTTCTACCAATTGCACCTTCTTCAAATTGTTCTTTAAAACTACCATCTTCATTCCACTCTAACCATTTAACACCTTTGGATTGGTTAGTTAATCCATCCCGTTCTCTTACGAGTTTCCAATTAAATTCATTTTCAATTACACCTTGTTCTACTGCCAATTGAAGGATGTTATCTAAACCTAATGTTACTGGTATTTTAGTTTTGTTCATCTTGTATGTATTTTACAATTGTTGTATGTCCTATTTTAAATTCACCATCTGTATCGATAAGATATTGTCCACTAGGAAGTGTATCAATATTGTAATATTTACCACCAGTCGTTTTACCTTTAATATCAATTTGGTCTTGTTGAGTATGTCCAAAAATTTGAATGTAATTTTTCTTTAAGTCTGTTTTCTTATTAATTCTTTGTAATGAACGAGGTCTAATCCAAATTGGAGATTGCCAATCATCATCACCATATCCATTTGGACTGAAGCCTGTATTACCTCTATCATAACCTGCATTGAAGGTAAATTCGTTTGGCTTATAAAGAAATAAATCATTTAGGAAATCTGATATCATTGATTCATCTGCATTATCTTGCTTATAGAAACCTACATCTTTTAAGAATTGAGAACTAACACCAGCATGAGTACATAATCTATTACCGATTAGTACAGACATTTGAAAGCACTTTTCATTTTCTCTAAAGAATTGTTCATATTGAAATGACATAGTTGATTGAAAGCCTGATGTACTACCTCTATCTTTAACTCCTGGCCAATAGTGAATATCGTGATTTCCAATTAAAAGATAAACCTTTTTGGTAAGGTCTAATTCTCTCTTCTTTTTGAACTCAACTATCTTCTTAATGTTATCTAATTGGATAGCGGCTGGAATATTAAATGAATCGAAATAATCCCCAACGAAAACAATATTATCAACATCATTGTGTTTGGCAACGATATCTTTCCATACATCTCTACCATGTATATCTCCTATGTATATTGTTTCACTCATAACTTTTATTTTGTAAATATACGAAATTATTTTGACAATTCCAAAAGTAATTCCTGCAATTCTTCGTACTTATCTGCTTCTACTTCTAATTGATACCAACTCATATAGCTAAATGTGTTAATTTTTCGTTTAATCGTTTCATATGTTTACAAGGAGTGTAACTACGGAACTCCCTAGCAGGACACTCACAATCGGTTATTTTAAAATCTGTAACTGTTACAGTATAATAGGATAACTTTCCAGTCTTTTTATTCCTACTACCCATTTCCCTATACTTCCACTTTTGCATCCTTAGTTTTATTTAAACGTTCAACTGCTTTAATTATCTTATCACAATTTTCAATAGAGGCCTCAATTTCAGAATCGTCTGAGTAATTTAGATTCCATCTACCATCTTGTAACATCTCAAAATCTTCCTTTAGGAATTTGATTCTGTTTAGTATTTCTTTTAAATCTATATCCATTACTCTGTTCTTAATAGTGAATAAAGTAATTCCGAATCCAATACGGATGGTTGAACTATTTCCAACTCATGTTCCATATACTCAAACTTTTCGTAATCGTTTGATTGAGATGCTACAATCTCTGTAAGATGAGATTCTAACTTTGTTGAATACATTACCACATCCGAATCTACTTCGATTTCGAAGGTATGACCCCCCTTTGGCTTCCAACTCTGTGGACAATCACCATTACCATCCCAATCATGCGCTCCGTAATTCTCATAGAACTGAGAATGAATTTTTAATTTACTTTTCATAACTTATTTATTTTTTAATTGGGTTAATACCTAACCCTTATTACCCTACTAATGTACGACTATTTATTGGATTTACCAAATTTTAAATGTTAAAAAATGTTAAATTTAATATCCAACAAAATCAATCTTAACACAGTCTGAAACGATACCCTGCTTAACTCCGTATGGGAACTCTTCATTCAACCAATAGTTTTGAACCATCTCTAGTTCTCTAAGGGTTTCATTGTATATATCTTCAAATGTGTATCCAGTACCATACCCAGTTGGACATACTACTGATGATACTTTCCTTAACTTATCAATATCATCAGTATCGTAAGCTGATTGTAATTGAATTTTGATTTCTGCTTTCATTAAGTCCGCCACCTTATCATTCCAATCGTACATTTCATTACTCCAAGGTTTAGTGATTTTAGGTTTTTGTGTGTTATTCATAACTTTTTAATTTTTAGTTGGGGTAGATTAACCCCTTATTACCCTACTAATATACGATGATTAGTTGGATTTACCAAATTTTTAATGTTAAGAAATTGTTAAGTTTTATGAAAATTCTCTGAAATCGGTTATGTAGTCATTCAATGATGGGTAATCTTCCGATTTTAGCAAGGTGGTTTGTCGGTTTGTATTTATGATATCATCCATATTACCTATAAGTCTCCATCTTATTTTGAATTTCTCCCAAAGAATCTTATCTAACCCATCGTCTGTTCCAACATTACCAAAATCATCTTTTGTTAATTCTAATATACTATTATCATTTACTTTTTGAGCAAAGTATCGTTCCATCCAACCTCGTTTTCTATCTTTATCAGTTGGATTAATTTGACTTGGGTTTGGGGTAATTGATTTTTTAATGTCTATCTTTTTAATAGCATCATACTCAAAGTTTTTAGTAAAATCAATACCAATCTCATTTTGTTGGTTTATGGTATTAACATCTACATATGGTATTAAGATTTTTGATTTACCATCTACATACGATGGTTCTGAAAATACCTCATCGGTACTATATCTATGGTATTGTCCAATATACTCAGTAGTATCTTTAAACATCCACTCTTTACCCTTAGTTATTAAACCATTGGTTATCTGTGCTTTAGTGTAGTATATTCGTCTTCGTTTATCAGCCATCTTTACAACCTTACTTGCATTACACCTGTTATGTCAGTTTGCCATCCACCTCGCCCATCGAATTTGTGACCGAGTGCGGTAGTTTTAAAGAATAAATTATCTCCGTATGATTGTGGTAATCTATCTACTGTGAATCTACTATAAAATGGAATCCCCCATATACCATCTAATGTTATTGATAATTCAAATTGAGTTGGTGCTGACCTAAATTCTTCACCAATCGATGTTTGATTTTGAACAATATATCGTTTTAATATTTCTTCGGATGCCTCTACAATTGATGCATCATACCCCTCCCCATATGATTTTTTTTGTGCAGCTAATTGGTCGTCAGTAACTTTTGTTTTTTCTACTGGGTTAGGAGATTTATCGCAGTCAGAATATAAACTACTCCACATACTTTCTGGAATATCAACAGTTCCACCTGACCTAGCGGATGAATTTGCAGCCATTGCAATTTCAGCGTCCATAACGGAGTTTAATGACATACCTCTAATTATACTAGTTTCACCCAATACTTTGAATGGGAACGTGCCATCAATATTTCCACCCCCATATCCAGGTCTCTTATTTACAATATATGCAATATCCCCACCTGCTTCTACATCTTGATACCATACCAATTGATATAACCCACCCGTTAATTTTTCAATTTTTTCAAAAACTTTTCTAAAATAGTTTTTTGTATTAGGGGCAGTTGAGGTACTTCCTTTTTTATTTTCAGTTTTAGCTTCATTAAATAAACGAGTTAAAAGTGGTATTGCTAGATATATTTTTGATAAATCTGCATTGTCACCTTGAAACTCAGTTAATGTGTCTCCAAATTTCATTTCATTTCCGGGATTTATGCCAACCCCGTAGTTAGCCATATCACCACCTAATAAAATTTCAACTGGGTCTGCAGAAAATAAATTTGCTGCATAATGTCCTATTGTAGTTGTGGAGTCACATTTAATTGTATATGCAGATTCACCAGCCTCATCCTTCATTAACTCATTTGTTTGTCTAACCAATTCACCCAACGTAACATATGGAACAAATAAATCTTCTGTATCACCACTTAGGAATGATAGTATACCAGGTGTTGCGGCTGCAGGAATATTTGCTAAAGCGTAGTTGGAATCACTTGGTGCTAATGTTATAGTTCCAGCTTTGGCATTTTCCGCGGTGAACTCCTCTCCAGATGCTATAGCAAAGTTCTTTTTATGTCTTTTATTAATCGAGTCTATTAGACCAGGTAGTGCTACTTGCTCACCTGTGTCATTTGCGACATCTTCGTTAGTTACATCTGGAACACCCTCTAAAGATTCACCTGCAAATAATTTGTTTTCACCGACCATATCAAAATTACAAGAAAAAGAACCATCTTGATTTGCTGAAAACCCAAAATTAAAAACGGTGCCTGTAAGAGTCCCACTATTTGCTGAAGATGATTCACCCCTCCAACCAAAATCTATCTTAACCTCATTTTGGATTCTCATAAAGGCGGCTTCTGCTCTATTTAACTGGTCTATTGTGAATACATCAAAATTAACTTTGGCCTCCCACAATGTTGCCTCTTCAATATTTTGACCACCATCTGATTGAATATCTACTGATTTAAGAATTGGTAAATTTCTTCTTATACCACCCTCATCTTCATATAAATCTAAACCAGCAAGTTCATTTATAGAACCATCTCCAATGGTCATTGTTCCTGCACAGATAGTTTTTGATTTGTTTACTCCAGTACCCGTTGCAGATACATAACAATATTTTTTGTAATTCCATTTTTTAAAATCTTCATCTCTGGTTATTCCAGCTACCAATCGTTCGCGGCGTTGGAGTTCTGCTAGAACATCACCTTCTATTTTTTTATTAAATATGTTAGTTGGGTCAAACGCCATAACTTATGAATTTAGATTATTATATTCTTTTACTATTGCAATAGGGTCTTTTGGGATTCTTATTTGAGCTCCTATTGGTACTGATAAATCACCTTTACCTATACCATTCGCTCTTGCAATAATCCACCACAATCTACTATTATCATAATATTTGTATGCAAGTGAATCTAATCTATCACCTTGCCTGCCTATTATATAAATATCATTTGATTTTTTATCAATCATAGGATATTTAACGGTTGAACGATATCGTTTACCATTCTCATTTTTTAAAATGTCTATATCTTTATATCTGTTCATATTATATCCTTATTATGCAAAGCTCCAATCGTAAATACCAGTTACACCTTCTGCCGGTCTAACTTCACCTAATATTTTTAATCCAATTGAAATATCAACACCCATTGGTAATTCACCTAATGGGTTCTCAGATGCTAACATTGAAATTTCCCAAGGAGTTTCATCTGACATTGAGTATGATAATGACTCTATAAATGCTAATTTACCATTATATAAACTACCCAAACGGAAGGTTACTAATGTTCCTTGATACCCTGCATCACCACCATATTGAGGCATTGTCATTGTTGATAAATATTGTAGTTTTTTCCACATTGGTTTCATTTCAATACGAGATGTTGCATATGCTTGAAAGTTAAACGATAAACTTCGTTCAAATGTTGTGTATTTGTATGCTTGGTCTGCTCTACCATTGTATTTTATTGGTTCCCATGATGGTGAGAATGTTTCTGTGATACCTTTTGCAGTTCCTCTGAATTGAACTTTACTACCAGAACCTTCTGCTTGAAACCAAAGATGAACTAAATCCCCACCAGTAGATGTATCTGGAGATTCGTCAATATCAAGTGCATTTATTTTATCATATCGGTCATTTTTACCACCAGTACCACCTTGGGTTTTATCTGTGTTCCACCACTCATATCTATTTTCAGATTCACCTAATTTACCAGGATTACCAAAATTAACTCTTGTGTTTATGTTTTTTGTGTTGTAGTCTTCTTTTGTTGCTCTTTCTAATTCTTGACCACTCAGCTTACTTCTGAAATCATTGAATGTTGTATCACCTGCAACTCTATCTGGCATATCACCATATGCAATTGTTTGGTAATCTTTTATTACTTCAGAACCAGGAACTTTGCCTTCAGAATCTCCGTTTGCATCTAATTTATGACTACCAGGATTATCATTACCACTTCCCAAACCACCGTTAAATCTACTATTTTGTGATTTTGATTTTAAAGAACCATCTGATTCATCAACCTTATTAATATCACGTGTAGTTAACTCTAAATCAGGTTGGTAATATGCATTACTAACACCACTTGCATATTTAATTGCATCGAGTGGTTTTAGAGGGTTTGCAGTACCAGTAAATTTTGGTTCTGTGTAGTTTGCGTAATCATTTTGGATGAAGTCGCCAATGAATGTATTTTCAAATCTAGTTGTAAAAGTTGTACCAATACCATATACCGAATCAAATCCACCCAATACGTCTGTTTGCATTGGGAATGGTAATCCAACTGTAACCAAAGCTTTGTTCAATAATGGTAAATCGAACTTATACATACTCTCTAATTTATCTTTATAACCACTAAGGATTGCCTTTTTGTACTTACCAGTTACATCCAATCCAATTAAACCACTTCTATCTGGTTTTAATCCAATGTGTTGTGAACCAACTGCAGTTAACATATTAGCAGGTGTCCATACCTTACCAAACTTATTAGTTCGTTGTAAACCTACCTGTTTTGCTCCCCATAATATACCAGGAACAGATGCAAACCAACTTCCAATTCTAGCTACATCTATAAGTGCTCTAACAGTTGATGTAACGATACCACCTCTGATAGCACCCTCATCGTAGTTAAATCCACCCACTCCCCAAACTTGTGGTTCTCCTTTAGATATTTTTTTTCTCTGAATACCTCTTAATATAAATGGTTGTCTAAATAAACCCAATCCTCTATTAAATGAATCTTCTTTTAAATTAAACTTACTATACATCTCATCTAAGAAAGATGGTGATTGTCTTTGTGCTTGTCCTTTACCAATACCAAATCCAGTTTCACCTGAATTTAATCTACCTGCTGAATTAAACGATTGTTCGTATGTTTTACCTAAAGTAAATTTACCATCATCAATGTTTGAATATAATGAATTTGTATTATCGAATACAGTATTATTAGGATTTACACCAATAAATTTAGTTGCATCTACTCCACCAAATTTTGAATTAAATCCAGTTGCATGAATATCTTGTATATAGTTTATATCTGTTGGAGTTACCCCTCTATCAGAGTGATTTGGATTAAAGGTAAAATCATTTGGTGTTGTTTCCCCTTTATCTTTATCACCTTGAGTAATATTAGCTTTTGTCGTTTCACCTAAAAACTTAGAACTTCTATCAGATGGGTTTGGAGTTGTTTCACCTAAGAACTTAGAACTTCTATCAGATTCATTGGGTGTCGTTTCACCTAAAAACTTAGAACTTCTATCAGATGGGTTTGGAGTTGTTTCACCTAAGAATCTACTTTCATTATTAGCAGGAGTAGGAGTTGTTTCTCCTAAGAACTTAGAACTTCTATCGGATTCATTGGGTGTCGTTTCACCTAAGAATTGTTCAGAGTTATTCATTTTAGATGGAGTAGTCTCCCCTAAAAACCTTTCCTCTAAACTCATTGGTTTAGCATCCGTTTCTCCTAAAAATTGTTCGGAGTTGTTTGCCGGTTTTGGAGTAGTTTCTCCTAAGAACTTTTCTGAGTTATCAAATTTATTAGGGTCTGTTTCTCCTAAGAACTTTTCTTGTAAGTTAGATTTAGTGGGAGTCGTTTCACCTAAGAATTGTTCAGAGTTATTTGCTGGTTTTGGGCTAGTCTCTCCTAAAAAGTTTTCTGAGTTATCCATTTTAGATGGATTGGTCTCTCCTAAGAACTTACTTTCTTTATTTGATGGAGTTGGTGTTGTTTCTCCTAAAAACTGTTCAGAGTTATTCATTTTAGATGGAGTGGTCTCTCCTTTAAACTTTTCAGTCTGATTTACCTTTTGTGGACTTACACCCTCTTTATTTGTAGTAGTTTGAGAACGAGGAATCTTTGGAGCAGATTCTACCATAGAACTTAAAGGTGTTTTATTTAAGTTTTTGTTAACATTTACTCTTTCTTTAGATTCCAATGGGTCTTTCTTTGGCATCCTAAACTTTGAAAGGTCTGATTTTAAGTCTTTTAGTGCCATAGTTATTTCCTAAATGATGATTGTTTATTTTGAACTCTTGTGATTTCTGAAACTACCTTACCATCTACTGTAATCATAATTGGTTGTGCTGATATTGCAGCTGCTAACTTATCATAGTCGATTCCGGTCGAAGAGGATTCCCCTCCAAATAAATTACCAATACCATCTAATGCGCCACCAACGACATCCAATGGATTTGGTATATTTGACATAAAATCAGAGGGATTCATCATAGCCATAATATAATCTGCTGGATTTGTTTTAACAACATCACCCTCTGGTGTTATAACACCATCGTTTATACTATCAACCACTTTTGATTTCTCTGCCTCCGCTGGTGATTTTGGGCCTTCAGCAGCTCTTTGGGCTACGGATTTACCATCCACCTCAGGTAACTTGGCAGCTCGGTCAGTTGCACCCACTTGTAGCATTTCTTGTTCGTCCTTGAATGCGTCACCGAAAAAGGAGAAGCTGTCGAGACCAAACAAGCCCCCAATGCCTGCGACTATGGCATCAACCATATCTGCTATCGCTACGAATGGTGTATATAGTGCATCGATGAGCGATTGTTCTATTAGTAAAATTCCTGCATCAAAATCAGTAAATAACATAATAACACCCTTTACAAGTCCTATTATAGCTTCTATCATATCGAATGCAAATACTAATGGGGCGAATGCGAATTTTATTGAGGCTGATAATAATGGCATTATGACATCAATAAAATTTAAAAATGGGTCTATCATATCCATTATCGGGCCCAGCATTGCAGCTGCCTGGTCACTTAGTTTTTCCATTGCAGCTGCAGATTTTTCTTTTGCTGATTTAAGTTCTGCTTCTTTTAGTAGTTGGTCTGCCTTTTCATCGCTAAGTCCTGCTTGAATTAATTGTTCTTTGGTGGCTTGGTCTAATGATTTAATATTTAATTTCTCCAACAACATCATATTCTCACGTTGTTTTAATATTTCTTCCGTACTCTTACCCATTGCAGCTGCTATAGAGTTTTGTTGGATTTGTGACATATTTTCAAAATCACCAATGTCCATGAGTTGTTTCTTTTGAAGTTCCAACACCTTTGAAGTATCACCCTTTAACTGTGCTAATCTAATCTCATTATTATTTATAGAGACACCAGTCAGCATTCGTGCTTTTGCTTCTGCTTTCAATGATGATTCTATAGATAATGTTGAATTAGCTGCAGAATTTATATCTTCTATTGTAGTCCCTAAAGCCTTGGCTTCAATTACGGTTGCAATCATTTCTTTATGATTACCTTTAAATTGAGACCTCTGCTGACGAGTTAAGTTTATTATTTCTTTGTTAACCTCTTTAAAATTTATTGAATCACCTGTTAAATCATTATATGATTTTGTCATCCCAATAATTTCTTTTTGTAATTCACGAGTTTCCATACCAGACGCAGCCGATACTTTTGCAAACTTAGCTGCTTCATCAGCACTTAAACCACCATACTTAGTTAATTTTATTTGGTCGGTTAGCATTTGTTCTGAGAATTTGGCACTTCTACCGAATTCTTTAGTTAATTCCTTTTGTGCCCCAAGTAAAGCGGCTGATGTTATTGATAAATCTTTTGAAGATGCTGCAATTTTATCAAAACTCTGAGACAACTCCCTAGCTTCAGTATTAGATATACCCAAATCTCGTGCTAAATCAAATGCTTTTTGATTAAAGTCAAATGCCTTTTTTATTAGATACAATGCAGCAATAATTGGTAGGATAATCGGTAATAATGGAGAGATTGCTGCCCATAAAGTAGCTCCGAATGCTGCAACTTGGGGTATTGCTTTCATAAATGACTTACCAATTGCTTTACCAGTGCCCACAGAACGCGCTTTTAATAACGTAAAGTTTTTAGCAACGCCACCAAGAATACCACCCATTTCTTTCTTTAATCCACCGAAATCTAATGTAGATGCCAGCATATCTCCAACTAATGGTATTTTTTTAATCTGAGATTCTAACCCATCTAACATACTATCTGATTTAGCTTTAAGTTCCTCTCTTAATTTTAATTGTTGGACTTCTACTTTATATTCGTTTTCTTTCTTTTTAAGTATTGCGACTGCTTTGGTCTTATCTTCTTCATTCAATTTACTTTTAACGGCAAACTGTTTTATTAATGCTTGAGTATCTTTTAATTGCTCTTTAGCCAAATCTACCTGGTCTTCATAAATTAATTTATTGGACTCAAGTTTCTTACCATAACCATCTACCAATTTAGATGTTTTATCCCAAGCCAAATTAAATTCAGCCATAGCCGCATCATTCAATTCCTGATTCTTAAGTATATTGGCTTTAAATTTATCTTGAAAAGATAGTTGCTTTTCGAGGTTTTCAGTATTTTCGTTTTCGGCCATTTTTATTTCTTTTTATACAAATTAATTATCTATTTAAAGAGGTTTATGACCGTATTTTTTTTCAAAATCACTAATACTTTTAGCTAATTCTTGTGATGCTTTACCCAATTCTTCCCATTGAGAACGAATTTTAGGGTCTTTTTGTGATAGTTTTTCTAAAGATTTTAAAATACTTCTTGATATAATTTTTTGTAAAAAGTTCATGTGTTCTCCTATTTGTTCTTATATAAATATAGAAAAACCCAACAATTACGTTGGGTTTCTTATTTTCTTAATGACTTTGCTTTTTTATTTTGTTTATCATATGCTTTTTTCTCTTCCGTTTTAAATTCTACAATTTTATTTGTATAAAATTTTCGAGCCCAAATTGGCATATTGTAAACATCATTCCAATTAAATCCACCATTTCCATGAAAGATTAAATCGAATATCTGTGAATGTACTAATTGGCGATGGTTAGGACTCAGGCCAAAAAAAGTTAGTGCCCATTGGCATGGACATCTCCTTTCTTTCCCCAGTTTCATCTGATATAAATTCCCAGGTTAAATCTATATCCGGCCCAATTTCTTTTATATAACTTCTCAATGCTTTTGAATCTATTGCAAAGAGTTCATTATCTACAAACCTATTAATTACATTTTTATCTGAATCACCATCTACTGATACAATCATATTCTTTAATCTAGTTGTTAATTCTTTAGATGTTACATCTCCCATTTTTTTAGATTGCTTCTTTACTGCTTCTAATTCATGTTTTACTTTTCTTTCTTTAGACTCTGTAAGTAACTGAAATGTAATTAGTCGTTTTGATTGTGGTAATTCAAATTCAAATTCGTTTTTATGTAGTTCAATTTGGTTAGAACCATCATATTCTTTGTTTTCAAATTGAGTTAAGTCAATTGTTTCTTTTTGTTTCTCTCCACCGAATGGGTCTGTAACTTCAACATTGTATTCTTTACCATATCCCAAAATTCTACTTGCTACCATAATGGCATTCTTGTCACCAACCACCAAATCAACATATTTGATTGGTAACCCATCACCATTACTCACAATAAGTGATTGAAACAATCTATCTAATACACTACCATCTTTAATATAAGATTGTGTAGTTAGTATATCTTCCTCTTTAGCGGTCATATACTTTAATTCGATTTTACCAGATGATAATGGGTTATCTTTTGGATAAACCAATCCATTTGAAGGTAATTCAATTATTTCTGTTGGAAATTTGTAATCGGATACTTGCTTTTGCTCGTATTGTTGTTTTGCGAGTTCAACCATCTCTTTATTTGAGGCAGTTGAGTTGTAGTCGTCTTGTAGTTCTTTACTCATAACGTTTTTCTTTTTAAAACTTTATTTAGGTTCTTTAATATACTAATAAATATTAAAATAAATTAAATTAAACGAAAAAACCCCAACATTTCTGTTGAGGTTTCTAAATATTCAATTTTTATTACAATCCGTATTTAGTATTGTAGTATTGCGTAGTCGTATGAAAGTGTTAAATCTACAGTTGCTAAATCTTCACCAGTATAGTCCATATCTGAGAACTTTGCTGTTTGAATAAATGCTCCTTTAAGTGTCCACTCTTCTACTTTATCACCAACAGGACCCAAACTGTTAAATGTGATATCTTTTTTGTAGAAATCAGAGTATCCATCTCTTCCTGTTACAGATTCGTGGTGTAATCTTACCCATTCCATTGCTGCTTGTGCTGCTGATGGAACTACTGCATCATAAAGAGATACAGTTATATCACTCCACTCACTTCTACCTTTTACATATCGTCTAACATTAATATGGTCGATGGTAACTTTACCATTTGTTATTTCTGGTCTTGAAGTTGCTTTCACTAAGTATGCAGGGATTCCCTCTATATAC